TGTTTGATGTGGACGAAGCGTCACTTGTTCCCGGACAAAACATGGACATCTTTCCCGGTAAGATATTCCGCCGTCAGTCCGGTGTAACAGGGACGGCAATCAACGGCCTCAAGTTTCCAAACACAGCACCTGAAAACATTCAAATGTATCAGATCAGCCGACAACTTGCTGACGAAGAAACAGGCTTGCCGTCGATTATGCACGGTCAAACAGGAGTAACAGGCACGGGACGCACAGCATCTGGACTGTCCATGTTGTTAGGCGGAGCAAGTCTGTCCCTTAAAACGGTGATTAAGAATATAGACGACCAGCTTCTCAAGCCACTGGGTGAAGCGTACTTTCAGTGGAACATGCAGTTCAACGAAAGTTCACCGGAGATTGAGGGTGACCTAGAGATCAAACCTCGTGGTGTAGCTGCAGTGATGCAAAAGGAAGTACGCAGTCAACGACTGACTACGCTGTTACAGACAGTATCCAACCCGATGCTGGCACCGTTTATCAAAATACCAAACCTCATGCGTGAACTGGCTATTGCACAAGACATTGATCCTGACAGCCTTGTGAACGACATGAACGAAGCACAGATTTTTGCAGAGATGTTGAAAGGACTAGCTAATGCTCAACAAGAAGCAAGCCAGCAAGGTCAGCCCGCTGGTGGCGAACAAGGAAGCGTGGGACAGTCTGGAGGAGTACCTGCAGGAGCAAATCCGAATGACGCTTCGGGCGTTGGTGGCGGCACAATCGGAACTGGAAGTGTTCCGGCTGCAGGGGAAGATAACTTCACTGGAACAGATCAAGGGATTGAAGGCTGATTATGAAGCTGCGGTGGATGTAAAGAATGGCGATTAACTCTGCTGTACAAAATTATATTGGTACGCTTCTTGCGGGAGAAGCGTTGGCACCTAGCGCACCGGCTGTACGTGCCCCAAATCCTTTTGTTGATGAAGAACGAGCAGATATTGGATTTCAAAAGTTTGGTACTAGGACTGCAGTCAGGGATTCTGATGGCAGTTCAGCAGCAGCGTCTGCGTCCGCCAGTGAATCAGATAAAGACCCCAGAGGGTACTCTGGCCCGTTGGATGTAT